AGTGGTTCCGACGTTGGAAATGGTCACATCAAAAGACCCAGCAGCAACAGCACTAACACTGGCGATGTAAGTACCAGTGGAAGCACCAGACTGCACGCAAACTGCAACCACATCAGTGGCAGCAACCTTGTCAGAAGTAACGGTGAAGGAAACTTCAGCGCCACCAGCAAGGGATGCGTCATCAGTAGTGATCTGACCGCAAGGCTGGTTCAGAGTCACACCAGTGGATTTGCTGGTTGCTTGGGTAACGGCACCGCCAGAGACGTAACCGATAGCCTTACCAGCAGACACTTCAAATTGAGAAGCCATGATTAGTTACCTCCTCAATCCATGTTAGAAGTGTTGGTCACGCGCACAATACCAAGGTTCTTGGTTTCGTACACTTTCGACCAGTTGCCGACAGTTTCCAGTTGTGAACGGGTTGGGTTCACATCAGAAGCAGTCCAACGGCTACCAACAGGGTGATAGCAGTAGTGCAGGTCGATTGACATGGCATCGCTCTTAGCGAGGATGTCACGGTCAGTTTCGGTTTGCATTGCCAGTTGCTCACCGGAAGCAACAGCACCTTGAGTGAAGAAATACGTGGCGTATTCGGTGGTAGCACCGGAGCCAGCAGTCTGCACATCATCCGAAACAATCACACGCAGACCCATAAAGGTCGGCACACTGACTTGACCGAATGCGTTCGCGGTAGAACCGGAATCAGCAGCGGTGTCACCAGCACCAGTGTTGTCGTAGATGAAGTCGATTGCACGACGTTCAACTAAGTCATAGTAAACTTTACTATGAACACACATGGCCGTCAACTTTTCACCCTGATCACCCAGCAGAGACTTAGCCTCAGCAACGTGACGTGGAGACAGCACAGTAGGAGTGTCGCCAGACTCACCATCAATGGTCAGTGGGAAGAACGCAGCAGAAGAGCTGGTAGAACCCAAAGAACCAAAGACACCAGCCAAGCAGGACAGCAGATCCTTTTGGCGCTGGTTGGCAACGTAGTCAGCAACCTTGGCACCGATTGCAGCCATCGGATCGCTACCAGCAGCAAGTGCGGCCAGATCACGGGCTTCAAACGCACGACCACGATGCAGGATGACGCCGGTTTGGCGATCAGCAGTGATCTTGCCAGGAGTCAGTGAAGTGCTGTCAGACAGAACTTCAAAGTCACCAGTTAGGTTTGCCTTGTAGAAAGGAACGTTGATAAAATCACCGCCCTCAGTGGCATTCAGCTCCGCCATTGGTTGAACCACACCAGATGCCAAGAAGGCATCACGCTGAGTGGTTTGCTCAATAACGTAAGGAGTAAATACCTCGGGGACGATGATGTCGCTACGGAGAGTAGCCATCGTTGGATACCGAAAGGGGTTTACAGTTTGGGCGTAACCCGATATGGCTCAGCGTAGCTTTGCCGTAGTTTTATATTAACGCCCAGCCGCTGCTTTCATCCGATCGTATAGATCACGATCAGTGCGGAACAGACGTGATTGTTCAGTCAGGTTGAAGTTATCAGGGCTGAATGGATTTTTCATTCCAGCAGGAATGTCACCAGTGCTGCGGCCCGATGGTGCGCCAGAACCTTGTGGCTTCGGTACTTTCTGCATCCACTCAGGCAATGATGCCTTGGCCCAATCAGCAACAGGCTTGCGCTCATAACCATCAACGACAACAACAGTGCCGTCGGCTTCACGCTCAATCTTGTCGGCTGACAGCTTGGTTTTAAGCACCAAGTCAGGATCATGTACAATATCGGCCAGTGCAGAAACAGCAGGGCTGATCAGCTCCAGTTCACGAACCTTTGCTTCAAGTTCTGCAATGCGCTGGTCCTTTTCCGCCGACGCCTCACGGAACTGCTGCTCCAGAGCCTGTCGTGCTTCGGTGTACTTTCCTTCGGATTCAAGTTTTGACTGCTCTGCTTGTCGTTTGAAGTCCAGCAGTTCCTGAATATCCACCCCATCGGGCACCGCCTTTGCTTTTTTGAGTTTGCCGATCAGCTCATGGTTTTTACGCTCAAGAGCTTCGATGCTGCTTTTCAGTGCTTCGGCTTCTGTGTTGCTGGCTACATCAGGTGATGTAGGCTCTTGATTCTGTTCTTCAGGCATTGTTAACCAATAAGGCTAATTTGCCTTCACACTATAACTATCCTTACCATTTTTCCTTGGCTGCCCAGAACGCTGCTGACATCTTGCCTTTGGCGATGTTCTTGGCGTGACGTGCCATAAATGATGCACGACGTGCCTTGGCTGCTTTTGATTCGCCTTGTCGTGGTGGTGAGCCTGATACGCCTTGCTGCCCAAAACGGATCAGCTTGATCTTGTTTCCTTCTTTGGCGAGTACCGCGTGAGATTTGCTGGGGTGGTTTGGCGTGCGCTTTGGTTTGTTGTAACCAGCGAAGGTCTCGCCACGGTACTCGATGCTCATGATCGTTTCGGTGCTTTGCGGAGCTGTGATTCACGCTTGAGCACTGGATTGCCGGTTGATTCAGATTTGATCCGAATCACAGGATCATCCTTGCTGCCAACACGGGTGATGTTGCCACCAGTCGGACCTTTAATCATGGCGCGTTCACCAGCGATGCTGGTCACAACACCATAGGTGCGCTTGCCTTGATACACCCAGCTAACACGATCGCCGCGTTTCATTTTTTCTTGCCTCCTTTCTTGGTCATTGGCTTTTGAGGCTTTTTAGGGCCTTTGTAAGTGCCGGGCATGATACAGAAGCAACTGAACTTAGTCTAGTTTGCCGTACCGCCTGCGTAAGTCCTGCAGCGTGAGTTCTGAGCCATCATCACGAACAAGTTTTGCCATTGCATCACGAGCACCATGTTTGCGTGCAAGACGATCAAAGTATCTTGCCTTTTCTTTACCTAGGGCTTCAATTTTGCGTGCTTTATTTTCTGGGCGGGATAACCATTGTCCATAGCTTTGATCTGCTGGCACCATGCCTCCTGCTGCTGCACGTTTACCTTCTGGCGGTGGATCAAAACCTAATCCTTTATAGTCAACTACAGCAACCGTCGTGCTGCGGCAGTTGAAGTGTTGCGGTGGTTTCGGACCCTTGCCATACTCAAATTCTCGGCCATCCAATGCACGACAAATGGCAGAAGTACGAGTATCAAGCGTTGCAACATAACGGTATTTTTTTGTGATGTCTTGGTTGGCTTCATAGACCTGCTGCGATGCGGCATTAGCAACCTGATTGATGCTAGTGCGAACAAGGGTGATGACCTGACTGTTTGCTGCTTTGGTCAACTCACCACCTGCAAGCTGTATTTGTTTCACGGATTTTGCACGCTGCCCAAATTCTAGTTGAATATCACCACGACGTTGAAGTCGTCCGGTTAATCTGCGCGCAATGTCTTGTGTTGTCTCACCAGTTAATAATCCTTGGCGTACAACCTGCGCGAATCGTTCAGCTTGATCTTCTGCAATACCACGAAATGCCTTCTCAATGATTTTGCCGTTTGGCAGTGTGATCGTTGCACCTTGAGCAGCAGTCAGGCTAAATGTCTGTGGTGCACCCTGCACTGCAGCAAATAAATCATCCGACAGTGTGACCACATTGATCTGCGTTGGATCGGTGGTGACGACGGCTTGAGCAAACTGCGGGCTGATCTCAACGCTTCGCACAATGTTACGGCTGCCGCGTGGTAATACCTTTTTGAGTTGTTCTTCTACAAATTCAGATTGCAATTCTGCTAAGCCCTGCAGTGCTAATGCTGTTAGTTCAGTGCTGTCGCCTGCCCATGCTGCCAATGATTCCTTAAGTTGCGCCAGAATTGATCGCAGTCGTGCAGCCTTGAATGATTCGTCAAGGTCTTCAATTGTACGCAGTTGATTGACAGCATCTAAAATAATATCGTTATATGAGTTAATTACCCTGCGGGCAACACTGTTGCTGTAGCGATTCAAATCAATCGCATTGCGATACAACGCCTCTGGTGTGCTCATTCTTCATCCAGTCCCAGATGCTCTGGATCATAAGGGCAGATCATTGAAATATCAGCACCGCCAAACATTGCTTGCTTTGCGACTTCTACAAAAGCCTCAATCGTGTCAACACCTTCATCAATTAACTTTGCTTCATCAACTTGCACGATTTTACCATCATCATCGCGCCATTCCATTCTTACAACAGCAAAATATCGATTAGGCAACTCCTGCTGCACATAGTGAAAAATGCGCTTTTCCGACGTGTCCGATTCCATGACCCGTTGGCAGCTACCACCATCATGCCGCATCGTCATCGATCACGGTGTCTTCTTCTGCCGGTACTGGTGCTGGTGTAGGTGTCGCCTCCATCAACCCACCGTTTTGCGTTGCATCCAGTTCTTCCTCTACATCAAAGTCATCGCCAAGCACTTCGCCTTCTGATAGCTGCATCAGCAGCGTTTCTTGTGTGATCGTGCCTGCGGTGTAAAGCTGCAGCAGTGCTTGGATTTCTTGTGGTTCCAGTCTTGTGCCAAGAAAATCACGGTTGACGTAGCAGCTACCTGGTTGCCGATCACCGAGATACTGCGCGTGATACTGCAGGCAGTTGTCAATCATGTCCTGCATGTTCTGAGCGATCACCATCATGGTTGAGTCGCCTTGGCTGCGGTCCAGTCGTTTGGCTTCTGCAGTTTCAGCCGATAGCTTCTGCCCAAGTACAGCGGACAGACCCAGTTCGTTGATCTGCTTTTCAATTTGATCTAGCCGTTGGAACTGCGATGCAAACGCATCAGATGATGGAGCAATATATTCGGCTCGTCCATCAGCGGGGAATGCAATTGCTTCACCAGGGCCAGCCGATACTTCTTCAGCAGCAGACGGGAAGCCATAGAACGCAAGCATCGGTACTGCCGAGATGTGCAGTTGATTATCAAGGTCCGATTGGACTTGATATGCCTTGAGGTTTAGGTTGGCGATGTCCTCCAGTGGTGGACGTGATTCCAATGTATTTACACGATTGGAATATGCGACACCAAATGGGATGCGATTTAGGCTCGTGCGACCTTCATCGACAACGCGGAAATCACCTTTCTTTTCGTCACGCTGAAACAGCTTGAATTCACCGGGCGACAACACACGGATCTGCTGCACTTGTTTTTCGCCGTAGTCACCATCAGGCACAATGATGGATTCTGATAGGCGAAGCTGCATTAGCCTCTGTTCACCATCAATGATTTCAGTACGCCAGCCAAGGATGTCGCGTGGTGTGTATGAAGTCCAGTAAGGTCTACCACCATCACGCGGTGCATCAACCAAAACGCCAACGTGACCGTAACGGATCATCTTGCGGGCAGTTTCGTATGTCCAAACGTTCAGGTCGTTGCCGTTGAGGTCAACGTTAAAAAGCTGCTCACGGATCTTATCTGATGTATCGTTCAGCCTGACGGGTTTGCGCGTGAGCATACCAGCCAGCATCCGTTCAAGGCGTTGGTAGTACGGCGGGCAGATTGAAGTGCTCAGCCTGCGGTCGTAGCTTTCATCTAGTTCGCGTGGCTCTTGCGGTAGATAGCGCCGATGACGACGGCGGATTTCATAGGTGCCACCCATCAGGTCTTCAATCAGCATCCAGTGTGGCTCTTGATTGCGCCATGCTGAGTTTGGATCGTTGACCTTTGAAACCTTGGCGAACAGTTGCCGGTCGTAATGTGAGAAGCCAGAGTACACGCGTAAATTTCGCAAGTCTTTGACTTTAGTTTAGTCCACTGGCGCAGCAGTCAAAACTGTTTTGCCGTGCCTGACCTTGATATTGTCTAGTAAATTCTAATTCCAGTGCCATGACCAGCTCGTTCGTAAAGTGGATTGAACTCTGCCAAGATTAAATAGCCCAAACCATCCGTCCAATGTTCAATGTTTGCTGTTTTATCAATTACATAATCTTCAGCACCGTGCTTGTAAGTTACATTTTTTAACGCCTTTATAGTATTTTTACACTTCGGATGTATGAATAATTTTATCTTATCATTGGCGGTGCGAATCATCCAGTTTGTCGCATTTATCTTATCTTTTACGGGCCATGGTGCTTTAGGGCTGACACATCCAAATCCATATCGTCTGATAATGTCATGATCTGTCCGTCCAGCAGATGAAGTTTTACGCGCTGAGCCTGTCGGGTCTGGATAGGCAACAATCTTGCGATTAGGATATTTTTCGCGCAACATCTTGCACACTTCGTCTGTATTTGACTGCTTTACAGCAACTTCATCCCAAATATGCAATGTATCCCCAACACGACTTCCAATAACTCCTGCCATGATGCTGACATTAAAATCAGTTCCCCAATAAATTGTGCCGCCAACGTCTTTAATATCAGTTGATATGTTTTCATCTGAGAATCCAGGATAGACTCGCCCTGACAGTGCCTCAAAGCTCGCTAAATATTCTTGGCGAAATGTTCTAGCATCCAATGTGTTTTGCGCGGCCTGAACTTCAGACTTTGATACTTGGCCGCCATCAATTGTTGTATAAGAAAAAGTAGACCAATCAGACAGCTCTTCGGCTTGTTGCCACAAGTCATAAAACCAATTCAATCCGGCTGGTGTTGTAATAAACCAAGCGGGACCACTTTGATCTGACAATGCCGGACGCAAAACCATTTCCCAAGCATCTTGTCTAACATATGCGGCTTCATCAATGACTAAACCTGATAAACTAACGCCGCGCAAACTATCTGGATTGTCAGACCCCTTCAGGGCTAGAATTGATCCATTCTTAAGTTCAATGGTTAATTCAGCCTCATTTTTCGATAAAAAAACTTCTGCTGGCACCATTTGTCGCAATTGCCGCCAAGCAATTTGTTTTGCCATGCGATAATTGGCTGTCACATACCAATTTAAACTACCTGGCTTTTCTATAGCCCAATTAATAAGACGAGTAATGCTTAAATATGTTTTTCCAAAACGTCGCCCAGAGCACAAAAGCTTAAATCTACTGGTTGAATCATAAACTTCTTTTTGCGGGCCAGTTAAGCTCTCATATAGTTTTGAGGGCAATTCTGAAAAATCATAATTAGGGTCAAGTGCCGGTAATGGTGTTGACAAAATGCAACCCCTTGATCGACCAACCAATATATTTGTCATTATTCAAGCTGCGCCAACCTCGCTAATGTATTAATAGCGCCTAGCGCCACATTTAAATTATTTGTGCGGCGCGCTTCCATTTGTACACTCGACGCTTGCTGCATGAGTTCAGCGGCAAATTGCTCACGATCAATTTCAAAATCTCGCTTTAACTGCTTCCTTACTTCCACTAGCAATTTATCAGTCGTGGACTCACTGAGATTCCAGGTTTGTGCCGCAAATCGGATGCAATCCGTTCTGGTGCCGCCATTGCGAATTAAGTTGAAAAGGCGGTTGACGCGATATTGCTTTTCAGCGGCTGAGGCCCTTGGTGCACTTTTTTTACCGTCCAGTCGTTTTGGCATTACTTAATTCCGAGTGCGGCAGCTGCTTCAGGATTACTTGGTCCACAATATCGAAAACTTGCTGTAATTCTATCAGTGGTTAATGCTTTTCTCCATTGCGTCATGGCCTGTGTTTTTGCTTTTGTGTTGCGACGTTGCCGTTGATCGCAGTTATTTTTCGGTTTTCTTGTCATGTTCCAAAGCGGTGATTTTGCACGATAGGCAACCATTGCCGGGTTAGCTGTTACTGATAAATAATATCGCCCCCTAGTGCCATGAAAACAAGAGGCAATAAAGTTCGACATTGCATTTCCAATGCCGACCCCTTGAAAGTCAGGATGACACACGGTTCTGTGCTCTTTCCAGCGTGTACCTTGTGGACACGGCATGGTAAGCACGGCAGTAAAGGCAATTGGACGGCCATTGTAAAAACCGCAAAAGCATTTTGCGCCATTATGGATGTCGTGACTCAAATAGTGAAATTTACTAAAGAGCGGCCAATATTTTTTGCCCGATACGGATTGAACGTCGATAGTAATTTGAGGTCGTTGAAGACAGTCCCGCGCAAAGCGGGAGGTAGATGGATCGAAAACCCAATCTGGTTGTAGCCATTCAAGAATGTCATAATGACAGGCGACAGCGACAAATTTCTGATTTCGTCTGCGAACAGCCTTTGCGATGGCCGCAGAACCTATTTGTGCAACTGTCCGATCAACAACCGACGTAAATTCGTCAACGATAAGCAAATCAGGTGATTCGGCTAAGCCGCGTGCAATATTAACACGAAATTGCTCGCCATTGGACAATACATGATGCGGTCTCAACCAGTTCGGGGGCGATGAAAACCCAACTGATGACAGGAGTCCAGTGATTTCTTTAATCGACATGGACTTTGGAAAAGAATCGACAATCGATTTTTCTTGATCCCAACTCCACTGAGGATTAAATCGATCGCCAAATAGTTGACTAGCGATCGAAGTTTTACCTGAACCGGATGGACCAACAATAACACCGACATTCCAGTCAAAATCTTCGATTGGGATGTCAACATTAAAACTGACTGTGGATTTAGGGTCTGGTGCAATGTCGAACAATCCCTCAAGTTGTGCAACTCTTGCAGTGCGTTTTATTTCGGATGTTTTTTTAAAATTAATTTTCGGCATAATCAAGCATTCATGGCTTTACAGTCGAGCCCTTGGCCCAAAAGATAGTCCAAAGTCGCTGTTTGTTCTTCTTCATTTCGGCAATTTACGATAATTTGAAAAACTGCGTCGATTTTGTCTGACTGATCTTCAGTCGGGTCATCAGGGTCAAATTCATCATCTTTGGCGAGCAACTCATTTATATCATCCTCCGAAAACCAAGGTGTCACATCATGTTCGGCTGCGAGTGATTGTAGCATTTGTGCATCCCACTCGGCTAAGTCTGAAGTGCGGTTATCTGCCAAGGCGAGACCGATCTTGTCTGCATCGGACAAACCAGACCGTTTTACGGCAATAATTTCATCGCCATCGGTTTCAATAATGCGGACTCGATTTATGCCTTGAGCGGCTGCGGCTTCAACTGTACCGTTGCCGGCTAAAATTGTATTCGACTCGTCAATAACAATAGATCGAGCTGCGCCAAAAGATTTAATCGATTCCTGAAGAAGCGCCTTCGATTGAGCTGTGCGTTTTCTGGCGTTTCTTGGATCAGCAACCAAGTCGTTTATATTATTGGTAGAACTGGCGGTCATGCACGATTGATTTAACTGAAAGTACGATAACATATTTTTTTTATGCTGGCAAGCTTCATGATGCATAGTTCATCCAGCAGCTTTTTATAGAAAAAATTGATGTTCGAGCTTGGGACTCTAGTGGTGGCCTTGCTTCCCAAAGGTCCATAGCGGACAGTTGTATGGCATGATGACAAGCCAAAAAAAACCCTGGACTTTTGCCCAGGGCTGTTAATTGGATTTTCAGTCTGGGAGCTTGGATGGATCAAGTGCAGGAGTTGCTCTCTGAAGATCCACAAGCAAATCATTCTGAAAGTCGGTAAACAGTTCAAATAAACCCGCATGGTAGTCACGCTCTGTATCGGTCATCAGCTCCTCCAGAGCTTTTCGGAGCCTGGTTGCATACAGTAGTCGGGCACCTGGGTCAAGTGGTTTCGGGGGGTTGAGATCAGGTAAGTACGGCATTGATCAGTTCTCCAATCGGGTGAGTGCTTGATTAAGACGCTTGGTTAGCCGATCCAGAGTGGCATTTTCTTCATCACTGCGGTTCTCTGGAAAGACAGATTCTATGGAATCAAGTAAACCAAGTAGTTCGTCATAAGTGAAACGAAGAGTCGTGGTTTTGTTCATCAGAACTCCATCGGGTTGACAAGTGTGCAGTAAACCTCATCTTGCATGGTGTTGATGCGGTCAATTCCAATTTCCTGTTTCAAGTTTGCCTTGAATACTGCAAGAGCTTCGAGCTTTTCCTCATCTGTTGCGGCATCACCAGTGGCTGAATCGAGCCAAAGTATCTGACCCAGCGCCTGATAAAGGCGTGCAGCATTCGGAAGTTCAAAGTGGATTTGCATGATGAATCGGGTGATGGGGTGAAGTGAGTGTGGAAGAACTTGTCTTTCACTCTTTTAATGTATGGCAAGTTCATAAACCGTGTAGTCCGTGCGGATGCACCGATAATTAAGATTTTTTTCTGGCTTAAGTTGGATGAAATGAAGTCTGACAGGTTGCCTGGGTCAGGTGTTGACAATGGTTCTCAACAAGACTCCAGTGGTGGCCTTGCTTCCCAGCTGTCGAACTTTGTTTTTTTTAAATTGACTTGCTTCATGATGCATAGTTCATTCTGCAAAAGCAATGAAAAAAATAGACAATCGGTTTATAGGCAAAAAAAAGGGGGTCAGATCGACCCCTTTAAGAATTGTTGGTTGTTGAGGATCAAGCAGTGCAAAGTTCAAGAATTGAATCCTTAGCTTTCTGCACAACTTTGCGAGTGTAGTAACCATTAGGTGTCATGAAGTTGCGGCTATCTGATGAATCTCTCAAGCTGGTTTCCACTTCAGTGACTGCATTGTATGCGCCCCAGGCAGTGCCAGATACTCCCTCAATTCCAGTGCCATAGCCTCCAACCCAAGCATGGGTAAGTCGGTTGAATTTGACTTTGTTATTGGCAATGTCGGCATCAATAACTGAACCATCCTCGGCAAGAGTTGGTTTGCAATTGTAAAGATGGGTTAACCACGCCTTGTAAGCATCGAACTCCATAGGAGTTTCCTGCATACGGCGATAGTCATTAGTATCTTCCTTGAAAGTCCGACGAGCAACATCAATAGATTGAAGGAGATTATCATACATGCTGACACCGATCTTAGTGTGTGAAATTTGCTTAATTTTGCCCTCTTTTTTGGCTCCATTAAGCGCCCAGCCCAGGGTGTTTTGACAAACAACCCGAACATCAGTGAAACAGCAACCGAAGCCTGTGGTGCCATCATGACTTAAATAGCCAACTAAGTTGCGATGAACTCGATCACCATCAACAATTTCCTCATCAGTTCCAACAATTTTACCAGTAAAGGCGACCTTTGCTCCACCTTTGAGAGTGATTACGGTGTCCATAATCAAATCATCTCTTAGATACTCGGCAAGCTGACACAGTTGTTCGTTTTGAATGCACTCATAATTCAAGCCGACAGTGCCAAGCTGTTCACCTGTGTCTGTCCGATAGACAGCACAGCGTTGGTCCGAGTCTTGTGTCTCACCAGTTACTGGATTCCTGAAAAGAAGAGGCGCTTTGTCAACAGTAAATAAAGCATTGGCCCGAGTGAATGCTTCACGGGCTGGCAATGTGCCGTCAATAATTTCATGTTCCTGATGATAACCGGACTGTCCATTAAGAAGAACTCCGGTTGTTGCTGGTGCTTTGACGATTTTTTTGGAAGTCATTTGAATCGGGTGGTTAACTTGAAAGTGCGGACTAGTGATGTCCACATTCATAATATATAATAAGAGGCTTGAAATGTCAAGCCTCGGTTGTTGTTTTGCGATGAACGATTCTTATGTATTTATTTCACCTGACTGCCCGGCAATGAGTGTAACATCATTCTCAATTTGTCGCAATGTCATTGCATTCCATCGATCATTGATCGGATAACCATTCACTTGATGAAGCTCAGTCAGCCAAAAATCAGCATAATGATCGGCACCCATGTCATAAAGTTGTTTAAGGGCATACCTAATATTTGAGGCAAGAATCGGGTTGATTTCCATCAGTATTCCTCGGGGAACAAGACTGTAGTGTAACAATAGTCTCGGCCAAGAGCCTGCTGTCCATAGCCGCTTGTAATGATCCAAATCCTAGTGTTGTCGAATGTTTTGTAAGCTCCCATCAAAGAGCCGCCTGACTTGTTTTTGCAAGTTCCGACGTTTAGCTCCCAATCATTCTCGTCAATATTGCCCCAATCACCTGACCGGAACAACTGAATCATCTTTGTAATGTCAGCCGTAAACTGACAGTCATTCTCTAGGCGATTGGCAACACCAAAAGACCAGACAAGTGCACCGAGGCACTCAAGTTTCGGCATGGTAATCATTGAATAAATCCTCAGAGATAGGTGAAACCAGTGGCGGCAGAAAAAATCTGTTGTTGCCGCTCGATGTTGGGCAACTCAACTTGAGGCTTCGGTCTTGGCAACTTAGTCTGCAAGGTTTGGAGCGAGACCTTGTTAATAGTGCCAAAAACACCGGGTGACATGTTCTCATTTTTGTGGACAATATGAATGAGAAATGCTTTGTGGTCCGGCCAATTGCCAAACAAACCAGCTCGAATCAAGCACTCCAAGTGTGAGTCCTTGGATCCAGCATAGAAATCTTCATCCCATCGGGCCATGTGTGTGCCGCTTTTATGAACAATCCACAGCCAAGTTGAATCGACCTGAATCTTTTCTAGATGGCGACGATCATGTATCGAAAGATCCTCGATAAAGTGCTGCAATGTGCCATCGGCCAACTTGCACAATGTGTCATAAATCGGAACAATAGTCATAATAGAATCGGGTGAATTGAAGTCAGTGGTGAACTGACAATTGAACTATATACGAGAACTTTGGGAAGTCAAATGATCGTTTTTTATGACCTTAACCATTCGGCAAGAATGCGCTTATGAATGGATTTAAGAGGCATACACATTTGTGGAATTACAAAATTCGTTTCTCGACGCAAAATTTCTAGCGGCACTGGATCAAAAGACCGTACATCTTGAATCTCCATGCCGAATGCAAACTTGCGTTTTCGAAAGTAAGAAAAGTAATCCTCGAACTCGATGCCTAGTTGATCCTCATATTGCTGCCACGCATCGTCAGGGTGCAATTTAAATGTCCGTCCAATTTGAATGATTGTTCGGATCGCTTGAGTTGGCCTCGATTCATACAATGCAATCCAACCGTTTGGGGCAACATTGGGTGAATAAGTCCGCAATTCCCAAAGCTTAGATCTGTCACGTATTTTATCGGCATATATTGTTTTAATCGACAAAGCTCGCAGAGAAGAAGTGTCGGACAGTGAATAATCAAGGAACACGGGAAAAGATCAGTTCCTAAGCATCATACAACAAAACTACTTAAATTCAAATAAAGGATAAATTGATTTTATTGCACAAATATAATCCGCTTTAATAATTTATTATGGCTTAACCCTCTTCCCCGAGTCAAAAAAGAGGGTTAACAACATCGGGTCACTACTCCGACGCGCCATGGACGCCAAAGAAGCTGCGCCCAACATATTATAGTCCGACTTATGCAGTTTTTTTTGACGTATTGGCGATGGCACAAATTGCAACGGCGGCAGCCTGTTCGGCTTGTTGAATCGTAAAAACGCCGTGCAATCTTTTACGAATAGCGATGGCGACACGATGCAGAGCGTCAACGCTAAGACCATGATTAGCAATGTTGCTACGAATAATTTCGGCACGGCTTGTGTTGTTTTCTCTTGCGATTTTATCGAGCAGTTGAATGTCAGGCTCCGGCAGGCTGACTTTAATTTCCTTCATTTACTTCGAAAGCCGTGATTAAGTGTGCCTTGATTCGCTCAAGGTCATTGCAGAAGGACTGTAGCAGATCTGCTGGGATTGCGCGTTGTTCTTCTATTGCATTGTCAGAGATTGCGGCTGCAACTGCTTTGCTGTTGTCAAGTAGATCAGCGAGGCGATCAACGACTGGATCTTGACGTTTGGAGGTGGAGAGAAGTAAAATCATTTTGCAGGTGAGAGGAAGTTTTCAATGCGTAAAAGATTCTTGTAACGAACACCGCGATAACCAGAAGGAAAATCACGCATGTGAACGTTCATGTTTGACTTGAAGCCTGGTGACGGTTCATCAAGTTGTTCAAGGGTGACGTAACCCTTGTCAACCATATAACGCAGTTTTAGGCGAATGGAGCTTACATCAAATGCTCTGGCGGCCATTAAAATAAACCATTAAGGATTGGGTTAGTGGTGGGCTGATCATCAAACCCACGATCAGCAGTGAAGACACGATGCGCCGGATGCTTCATGTCAGGCTCCTGTGCGGGGCTGTAAGCGGTCTGTTTCCTGGGTTGGAACACATCACCCCAACCTGATGCAATGGCGCGTTCTAGGGCCTCTTGGCGTTGCTGTGGTGTCCATTGCCGAAGCTTGTTGGTGATGCGTTTCAAGACCTGTGATGACCGCGTGCCTTTTTTAACCGACCAGAACTCAACCAGCAACTCGGAGCAGTCCGCAAGATCAGGTGGCACGGAGCTGCTGGGCAAGACCTTGAGTCTGTTTGGATCCTTCTTCAGCGCTTGCGCCTTTTGGGTTATAGATACTGGGTTTTCTTTTACTGGGTTTTTATTCGTAGGGCCTTTTGGGCTGGGGGTGGTATGACCTTTTGGTACTGGGGTGGTATGACCTTTTGGGCCATGGGTCTTTTGGTCATAGGTTGTGTCATCACGGTGCATACGCACAAAGAAAACACTGGTCCTGCCTGGTCTTGGTGTCTGCACCACCCATCCCTCGGCAATCAACCATTTTATCGCCTGCTGCACGTCCTTGACCTTGATGCCGGTTGATTTTGCGATGGTTGCGAGCGATGCCCAGCAGCCTTGGTCGCTGCACCAGCCGAAGCGATGCAGCCATAGATAGACGCAGATGATCTGCTTGCCACCTCGTTCTGACATGACATCCATCAGCTCGTATGGGATGGATGCAAAGCGAGTGGCCTTAAAAGCCTTGGTCATGTGCTAACCTTTGGTTGTTGGCTCGACAGGAGCCAGGGGTGGGACCCTGGCTTTTTTTTGCGCGTTCTTTATTTTACTGCGGATCAATGGCGTCATAGTACGCCTTCACTGTTAGTTCATGCTGTGTGAATAGTGTTTCTATGTAATATGAATTCTGCAAATGTTGTGCGCGTGCGACATCGGGCATGACGCCTGTTTCCCAATAAACTTTTTCCTCACATTGTTTTTGTTGTGCGATGTAATTTAGCGCGGCTTTTACTTGATTGCGATCTTTGATTAGCGCAGCAAGTAGCCGCTTGCGTTCCTCAGGCATAAAATGTTGAAGCGATTTGATAGAAACATGATCTATATTGCCGTCAATTATATTGAACCAGCACCACAGGGCAGCAAGCGCCATGTTGGCGGTGGAAGACTAGTCGAAGCGTGCAAGAGGGTCAAGCCATGGAGGAAAGCTGTTACAGTATCCGCAAGACAGCAGATGCGTGAGCAGAAATGCGCTTTGATAACTGGCGCGTGCATCGTGTCAGTTGAGTTTCGCTTCAAGAGACCTAAGTCTCATTTCACGACAAATTGTCAGTTAAAAGCGAACGCCCCGAAGCACTGCATTGTCAAGCGGAATGATATTGACAAGTGTTGCCGGTCCACCCTGGACGCGCTGAGTGATGGCGGTGTGTTTGCTGATGACTGTCTCGTCGTGCGACTCACTGCAGAGAAGCGATACTGCTTTGGGCATGAGCCGGAGGGGGCCTTAATAAAAATTTTCGAGTTGCCGTAGACAAATCATATATGACATGATACGATTCTGCTGTCCACTTTTTTCACACCATGGATCAACCCGAACCAATTTTTGCAATCGAAACAATTACGCCGCAATTGGCGGAATTGTATTTACAAAAAAATACCAAGAATAATAGAAAGGTTACGAAGAAAACTGTTGGTAATTATGCTGCCGACATGAGTTCAGGCAATTGGAGGCTTTCTCCCGACTGCATTGCATTTGATGAGCATGACCATTTAATTAACGGTCAACATCGAATGGAGGCCGTTATTTCGTGTGGCAAACCAGTAAAATTCGCAGTTCTTAGAAAATTTCCTAAGGATTCTATGCAGTGCTTTGATATTGGAAAACGCAGGCAAATGCATGAGCGTTTAACAATTTCTGGCATTCCGATGACACAAAGCGAATGTTCAATTGTTAGGAACTTATACAGTAAATATGCAACTAATGGAAAATATGCTGGCAATTTAGGCACTGAGCGATACAGCAATATTAGACACGATGATTTTGTTAAAACTCAATATCTTAAGCACAACAAATTTATTGGATTACTAGAAGAACTTGGTTATTTGCATCACGGTTTTAATAAATTTTTTGTTATCGCCGCAATTAAAATCGCTTGTCTCACACATTCAAAACTGACTTACTGGTCTGGACGCAATGCGGAACTTATGATAACTTCTCCTAATACGTATCAAACGCCTACCATTAGGGCATTGCAGTTTTTGGAAATTATTAAAACAGGATATTTAGAAAAAACTGGTGTTTTCAATGCAGAAACAGACAAGTCTGCGCTTGTAGTGCGAGAAATTTATATGAAGCACAAAGCGACTGGTCGCAATTGGGCTTCATTTCCAGCCTTGAATATTTCCAATTCAGCAGGGTTTTCTTTTGCAATGAATGAGTCGCGTTCATCTGTTAAACAAACAATTAATGATCCGTTTGAACCTTTCTTCGATGAAGATGTTTGCACAAATAAAATTATTTATGATGATGCACGCGGTTATATGCCAGACTCATTAAACCCTGAAATTAAGGGGCTTATTGTTAAATATGGCGACTATGTTTGATTGCATGAGTAAGCCAATGGACAAAAAAACAATCAGCGTCATTTTGAATCGAGAAACTTACAATAAATTAGTTTCTTATTGCGAAAAAAATGAAACTAAGATTAGCCCGTTTATTCGTAAAATTATCAAACAAACTATCAGTTGTTAATTTGAGCCATGCAAAACTTAATCGCCACAGTAGTCTTCATCACCTTGTTTAGTGGAGCTGCCTTTTATTCGGTTACGCAGACATTGGATGACTTAACTCGGATGGATTGTCAAGCTGGTGTTGTCCGAGCTTGCAAAGCAATAGCAGGGTCCAAATGACCGTGTTACCCTTCGTTGGCCTAGGCGTCCACTCAATGGTTTCTAATGCTGAATACCATGCCGATCCATCAGTCTCAGCGTCACATCTTCACGCAATCTCACGCAGCCCGCAAACTTACTACAAGCGATTCATCGATCCTAGTCGCCCTGCTTCAGAGCCGACTGCTGCTATGCGGCTTGGTACTTTTGTTCACACTGCTGTCCTTGAACCTGATGATCTTGATCGACGTTATGCAGTCTGCGCTACCCGCAAAGGTTCCACAACTTATAACAAGCTGATCGATCAAGGCATTGAACCTGTAACGCAAGCTCAATGGGATCAAGCACTATCGATGTGTGATGCTGTTCGCAATCACCCTGAAGCTGCTTGGTTGTTATCAGACGGCAAGGCTGAGCAATCAGTCTGGTGGAATGACGAACAGTTTGATTTGCGCTGCAAGTGCCGTCCTGACTGGTGGAACGGTGATATTGTGATTGACCTGAAAACAACGCAGGACGCAAGCCCACGCGGCTTTGCAAAGTCTGTCGCCAACTTCAGGTATCACGTTCAGCAGATGCACTATCTGCGCGGAACCAATGCAGCACGGTTTATTTTTATCGCTGTTGAAAAGGAATACCCATTCGCCGTGGGTGTGTATGAACTTGACAACGACGCTTGTGGTGTTGGTGAGGAGTTACGGCAACGTGACATGCAACGCATTAAGACCTGCAAGCAACGCGATGAATGGCCTGGCTACAGCAACGACATCTCAAGCCTGTCGCTGCCACCGTATGCCACCAATGTTGAATTCTCTTCTTATGACTTCTGATGTCTGAACTAACCAAAGCATTGATCGGCTTTCATAAAGCCGTTGACAAAATTGAAAAGAACGCCCGCGCCAATTACGGCAAGTTTGCTGACCTTGCCAATGTGTTGTCTACGGTTACACCTGCGCTACATGCAAACGGATTGGCGATCACTCAAACATTCCTTGAGGATTCACTGGTCACAACATTGCATCACACCAGTGGTGAAACGCTGAACAGCACCGTTAAGCTCTACATCCAAGACGGCAGGAACATTACGCAGGAATGGGGCAAGGCTGTAACGTACCAGCGACGTTATGCGATTTGCTCAATTCTTGGCATCGTAGCCGATATGGACACTGACGCTGAAGCGGAAGCACCTGCATCAGTAAAGACAACACCAGCACAAACTAAACCAGCCAACGTGCAAAAGGCTGTTATGTCTCAAGCGTTTCAAGCTGGACAAAAGGCGATCAAAGCCGCCAAGACGTTGGATTCATTGTTGAATCTCAGCAAGCGTGTTGCCGATCGCTTTGAAAAAGACGACCTAACGAAACAAGAATACAACGACTTACTCAAACTGCTGCTTGACAAAGAATCTGAACTTAAGCCCTGATGCACGACACTGACGACATCAACACTTTTTTCACTACCAACATTAACTGAACATGCTGAACATCACTGCACACGGCAACATCGGCAAAGATCCCGAGCTGAAAACCGTTGGTCAAAATCAAGTCGCTAGCTTCTCTTTGGCTGCTCGTACCGGCAAAGATGAAACGACCTGGCTGAACTGTGCTGTATGGGGCAAACGCGCTCAAACTGCTGCTGAATACCTCCACAAGGGTGCCAAAATCACCATCGTTGGTCAGGGCAAACTCAATAGCTACACCGCACAAGACGGCACAGAACGCCAAAGCCTAAACGTCAACGTAACTGACTTCACGCTACCAGCTCGTCAAGCCGAAACATCAAACGAAAACATTCCTTTCTAATCGCTAGACCACAACCGATAAAGCTGTTACCCTTTGCCGGTGACAGCTTTTTTCATGGCGGAATCTTTTCAACTGTACCTCAACAAGATTGGTCGTTACCCACTGTTGACACCAAACCAAGAAATTGACCTTTCACGGCGCATCTTTAAATTCATTGAACTGCGCGATGCAGAAGGTGAACGCACAAAAGAAGAAAAACGTTTGATCCGTCAAGGCCAACATGCAAAAGATAAACTTATCAAATCAAACCTGCGGTTGGTGGTAAGTGTTGCCAAGAAGTATCTCCGCAGAGTTGACGGCACAAGTCTGGAGCTATGCGACCTGATTCAAGAAGGTTGCATTGGACTTGATCGTGCGGCAGAAAAATATGATGGAACACGCGGCTACAAATTTAGCACCTATGCTTATTGGTGGATTAGGCAATCGATTAGCAGAGCGATTGATCAGCAGGTCAGGATGATTCGCATTCCCACTAATACGCTAGAGAATATCAACAAATTAGGGCGTTACACTTCAGAGTTTTTGCAGACGCATAATCGTAAGCCGACAATAGAAGAAATGATGGAATTTACAGGACGACCAAGAGCTGAAGTCATGATGTGGATTGAACGCATCGCTCGGCACACAAGCCTTGATAAGTTATGCCACGAAGATGGTTCACCGTTAATTGGTCAAATCCCAGATATAAATATCAACCTCGATGCTTTGAATGAATGTATCAAAAGTGAAGAACTTGAAAAGCTAGAATCTGCACTGTGCGAGTTAAGTGACCGTGAATATGAAATCATTTCGCGTTATTATTTTAGCGATGGCAAGAGCGGCAAGGATGAAACATTCGCCAACATTGCCAAGGAACTTGGGATTTCACGCGAACGCACAAGGCAAATCAAAGAACGTGCCTTAGTAAAACTACGCCTTCACACGCGCAAGTAACTGCTGCCACCACGGCAAGCGTTGTTCAGATGGTGATTCAACTTCATCAATGATTTCAAGTTCAATGATCTGCTTCACCGCTTGCTCTAGTAATTTTTGCTGATGGTAATTTTGTCTGATTAGTGTTCCGCATAACTTGGCAATGGCTTCTGTATCAGTGTGATCATGCACAGCCCTTACTTGACGCTCTAGCATGAGTTGCTCCTCTAATGGGAGCTGAACAACCATCCACTGAGACCAACTCATGAGTAACAATGCTTTTGCGAAGGATAGCGCCCACGCTGCGCCAAAACTAGATGTAATTCAAACAAAAAGCGGAAAACTTTATCGCGTTACATATGCAGGCATGACACGCGAACACTTTCAAGAATGGCAAGCACGCTGCTGGTTTGAGCAGGTATTAGATATGTGGCGACATCGTGTCAAGCTGTCTGCGGCCCGACAATATCTGGCATCACAGTCAAGTGACCGTTGTAATGGCCGACAGCACGATAACTGTTGACTGGAATTTCATCCATTTGATGAAATACTATCTGCCCGATCTTAAGGGTTGGATATAGCGGAATGGAATGAAACCGTCGTTCGTTTTTCAGCTCAAGCGTTAGTTTGCTGCCATTCCAACCTGGATCACACCAACCAGCCAGAAGGTGATTCAATCCACTACGCGCACGGCTGGACTTCAATACAAATTGAGCACTAATGTGATCAGGCAGGTTAAACATTTCGATTGTCTCAGCAAGGCAGAATTCACCAGGCTTCAACCAATATGGATCGTCTTTACTGCGGCCTGAAATGTCCATCAGCACTAGCTCTTGCTGATCTGCGACTTCAACCATAACATTAAAACCCAAGCGCACATCAAGTGATGCAGGGTTGAGCAAATCTAAATTAAATGGCGACACCATTTGTGAACCTTCGCAATAACTGCGAATTTGCCAGTCCGAAAGAATGCTCATAAACTTTGACTTGATAACTTATTATACTATTGTTCCAACCATTCTTCAATCCATTTCTCACGGCAGTCAGACCAGAACAGACGCGATCTAAACCATTCTTTCCATTCACGCCCTGACTTGTTTGAATTACAGCCAAAACAAGCCGCTATTAGGTTATTTCTTGTTGTTTCCCCACCAGCATGACGCGGCACAACATGATCTAATGTTGTATTGTGTTCATTCAACATTTCACCGCAATATGCACAACAATAACCCCAACTAACTAAAATTGAATCACGAAAGCGCATTTTTGCTTGCTTACGTGGTATTAATTCAGTGCCGTCAATTTGATGATCACAGCCGTCGTTTTGACTGGGCATCACCAAATTGCAGCTATTTAATTGTAGCGGCGATAACTAATCCTTAATTATTTGACAGGCTTTTTTGTAGTAATGCAGTCTGTCTTCGATGCCATTATATCCGCCATTTAATACTCTTGTAACTTGATAAACATCTTCTGTTTTGCATACTTCCGCCCATCGATTTTCTTCAATCCAGCAAACTGCTGACAAAAATGGGTAAGTGTCGGCAATGTACTTTGCACCGATCTCTAGAACCTTGTCATCACGCATTCCGTTACGTTCCAGCCAAGTACTAAACCTTGTAACGTTTGCACGGCCAGTCAGCATAATCACGCCAGCACCTTTAAACTTTACGCCATCACCTGGAAAAACATTTCCCAAATCGCTGCGACCTTCATACGCTTTGCCAGTTGCCAACTCAAGCAGCCAGCGATAACGACCAGTTTCATGGCACGTTTGGGAAATCAAATGACGGCGCTGGTTCAAGCTCGTCATGTCTGTGACACGCACCAGCATGTTCAGATCATTCATGAACTTATCGTCAAAATCTGACGGCTTCCAGCCTGAGATTTCGGCAACTTGCTCGCAGGTGATAAGCCATTTTTGTGGTGGTGGCGCTACCGCAGATGTCCAAGTGTTATACCAGGCAGTTCCTTTCGTGAGGATGTAAGGATCTAGCGCGTTGATCTCGTCCTCTAGTTCGTGGATTGCAGCAGTTTGATGCCCGAGTTTTTTGTAATACTTGAACAAGTCAAGCAGTCTGATCGGTTTCTTGCTCATCAGCCCATTCGTAATAGATGGAGATTGGCCCGCCAAGAGGCGTTGTTCCTGGGTCGCTGCTTTCTACAACCACGGTGCGCGGCGCAGTGTCTGGCTGGCTATTGTGCCAACCCTCAATTTCAACGTCCAAGCGAGGTTTAAGCGTCGCATTGAACTTAAAATTTCGTGACGCTTCTTTTAGGTGGTCCGTCCAGTGTTTGTCACCAAAACGCACCACCCATTTGATGTCGTCTGGGACGCCGATTACTTTTTTGGGAACACCCTGAGCAGCACTTCCATCACGATTTGAATGATGCTGTTGCTGCGAAGTGGTGACAGAGCAATGATTTCAGATGCAGCGGCCAAGGCCACGCTGATCATTGCGATTGTTGCGGGATCCATTGGGAAAAATGGTTGCACAAAATTATTCTAATGGTTCTTTTCCAAAACCCTTAGGCGCAACTCATGATCGTCTAGTCGTTCTTTATGATCTGTTCGCAGAGCAACGATTTGCTCAAGGACGATTTCGACGCGGGCTTCAATGGTTGCGTGGCGTTTATCGAGTCGCCATAATGCACCAACGCCTGCTGAGATGATGACGGTTGCGATGCCGGAAAACAAGTCCACTGCAGGTTCTCCAGCGATCTGCTTTTATTTTAACGGATCTGGTCTGCCTGCAACAATGGCTACCGCACGCCTGTAAAACATGGAATCAGTCTTGCCAGCCTTTTCAAGGGCTTCCTTGACT